TATTTGTTGCAGAGTATGTAAAAGGAGACAAAACATACACTCATTTGGAATGGAATTTATGGGAAGGCAGCACATATTTAATCCGTAATGAGTTGTACGAATCAAACGGCTCTGAATTAGGTGTAAAAGTTCCACTCTCCACACTTTTTGAGAATCTAGCTGAAGAAGTTCGAATCGATGGATTGAAAAAGTCTATATTCACCTATATTAAACCGAACACAGCGAATAATATCGACACTCAAAGCCCGTTGGGTATCAGTATTTATGCCAATGCTCTTGATACCATGAAGGCGCTGGATACGGCTTTTGATTCTTTCAACCGAGAATTTAGACTAGGCAAGAAAAGGATTGTTGTACCGGCGCACATGGTTAAAACGGTTGTTAACCCGCAAACAGGTGAAATGTATCGTTACTTTGATTCATCAGATGAAACGTACGAGGCTTTTAATAGCGGAAATATGGACAAGGATGAAATTAAGGATATTTCCGTTGAATTGCGAGTGGAAGAGCACATTTCAGCTATAAATGCATTGCTCAATCTATTTGCTATGCAGACCGGATTTTCAGCTGGTACTTTTAGTTTTGACGGGAAATCCGTAAAGACAGCAACCGAAGTTGTAAGTGAAAACTCAAAGACTTTCAAAAGCAAGAAATCTCACGAGATCATAATTGAAGAAGGAATCAAAGAGGTTATTGATTCTGTTGTTGCAGTTGCTCAATTGTATGGTCTATACAACGGACCAAATGAATATGAGGTATCCGTGGCTTTTGACGACAGTATTGTTGAAGATCAAGGAGCCGAAATAAATAAACAGATTCAGCTTGTTTCCAATGGATTAACAAGCAAGAAACGTGCGATCATGAAAATTCACAAAATGACAGAAGAAGAAGCAGAACAACTTTTGCAGGAAATCCGGGAAGAACAGCAGACTGCAACAGCTGAAGCGATTGATTTTTTCGGGATGAATAATCAAGGTGGAGAAGAATAATGGATCCACTCAAACAGCAACAGCTAGCTACGCCTACTGTTGAAGTTTATTTGGCGATCGAAGAACAGATTTTAATGAACATCGCCAAACGCTTGAAAAAGAATCAATCTTTGTTAACGGAAGATGACATAATGGCATGGCAGACAGCGCAATTAAGCATGTTAGGTAGTCTTACCCAAGAAAATATCATCACGATTGCTAAATATAGCGGTAAAGCTATTGATGAAGTATCAAAAGCACTCGAAAAAGCAGGATACACGGCAGCAGGGCAATTTGAAGGAACATTGCAAGAAGCTGTTCAAATGGGGTTACTCATTCAGCCTCCATCTATTGAGGCAAGTGTGGCATTAGGGAGCATTCTTTTAGCCTATCAGAATCAGGCAAAAGATGTTTTTAACATGGTAAATACAACCATGCTGCAGCAATCACAACAGGTCTATATAGACATTGTTAACCAAACGGTAGGCAAGGTATTAGCAGGTGTTCAAACTCCATACCAGGCAATGTCAGATGCAGCTAAACAATGGGCAAATAAAGGTATTCCTGCATTGATCGACAAAGCAGGCAGGCAATGGAGTACCGAGGCATACATGAATATGGTTGTCCGTTCCACTGTTTCAAACGTTGCCAATGAAATGCAAATGACACGATTTCAGGAATACGGCGTTGATCTAGTTGAAATATCAAGTCACGCTGATTCTCGGCCGTCACATGTTCCCTATCAGGGGAGGATTTACTCAATAAGCGGCAATCATTCAAAATACCCGCCTTTGAGTGAAACGGGATATGGAACAATCGAGGGAATCGGCGGGATCAACTGTCGGCATGTTCTCTATCCATTTATCGAGGGAGTGAGCAAGCAAAGATATTTCCCTTATGATGTTGAGAAAAGCAGAAAAGCTTATGAGCAAAGTCAAAAGCAACGCTATCTTGAAAGGCAGATCCGGAAGGCTAAGCGAGAACTAGCAATGATGGAAACTCTGGGCGATAAGGAAGGTATTGAGAAAGCCAAGAAAAAGGTTAGAGATCGTCAAGCGATTATGAGGGAATTTATTAGTACAACAGGACGGACAAGAAGAAGGGAAAGGGAGCAAATTCTATGATTGTTTCTAAAAAAGAATTCGAAGAACTGAAAAAGAAAGTTGAAGAGCAAGACACAGTAATAAACAACATGATCAATCATCTAGTAAAGCTGCAACAAGAAATCAATGAATTGAAAAAGCCGAAGGAACCTCAATATTTTGGGTAGGTTCTTTTTTGTTTTGTCCGTTTATGTGTAGTGGACGTTAAATAAAACACAAGGAAATTATCCGCAATGGAGGGTTTTATATGATTAAAAATAGATTTTTACCATTAGATTTACAATTTTTCTCTGCCGAAGAAGGCGGACAAACCGGTGACCAGCAACCGGAACAACAACCTGCTGGGGGAGAACAAACGCATCAACAAGAACAACAACCGGAAAAAACTTTCACTCAAGAAGATGTTAACAACTTGATTGCTAAAGAATCCAAAAAAGCGCAGGAAAAGCTTCTGAAACAGCTTGGCATTGATGACTTCAAGAACGCAAAAGAAGGCCTTCAAAAATTCCGAGAGTGGCAAGAATCACAGAAAACCGAAGCTGAAAAGCAAGCTGAACGATTGCAAGCTTTGGAGCAGGAAAAGGGTACTCTTGCCGAAGAAAACGCAACGCTGAAAGCTCAACTATCAGCACTAAAAGCCGGCGTAAATGCTGAATCGGTTGAGGATGTTGTTGTATTGGCGAAAAATCTTGTCAATGATGATGTTGATATGGATGCAGCTATTCAAAAAGTGCTTGAGAAATATCCGCACTTTAAAGGTCAGCAAGAACAGCAACAAGAACAAAAGCCATCATTTACTACTGGGCAACATCAAAAGCCTGGAAAACTGGATGACTTTGCTGCTGTTTTACTAGGCAAAAAATAATATTTTAGGAGGATGAGTAAATTATGGCAATTAACTACGCTGAACGTTATCAAGCTGAATTAGATCAAGTGATTAAACAAGCTACATTAACAAACGTTTTGGAAACACAAAATGTCAACTGGATGGGCGCAAGAACTTTCCATGTTCCGACTTTATCTGTGTCTGGTTATAAAAATCATAGCCGGAACGGTGGATTTAATCGCGGCACGGTTGATGTAAACTGGGAACCATATACGCTTGGATTTGACCGCGATATTGAATTCTTTGTTGACCAAATGGATGTAGATGAATCCAATCAAGCTGCAAGTGCTGCCAACATTACAAGGGTTTTCTTAACTGAAAAAGCAGGTCCAGAGATTGACGCTTATCGTTTCTCTAAATTAGCAACAAAAGCAATTGAAAAAGGAAATGCAACTGGTGAAGCTATTACTCCTGATGATGTTGTAACAAAGCTGAAACGTGACATTAAAAAAGTCCGCAAATACGGTACAGCTAATCTTACTGCATATGTTTCTACTGATGTTATGGACGCAATCGAACAATATAAAGCAGGCAAAGGGCAAATTAGTCTTGACAATGCAGGTACAACCATTGAAACTCGTGTTACATCTCTTGATGGTGTACGTCTCATTGAAGTCTTTGACGTTGATCGTTTCCACACTTCTTTCGATTTTACTGATGGATTCGTTGCGGCAACCGGTTCTTATGCTTTGAACTGGATTATTGTTTATCGTGGTGCAGTCATCGCAAAAGCAAAATTAAATTCTGTATATCTATTCCAACCGGGAGAACACACTCAAGGTGATGGTTACTTGTACCAAAACCGTCTATATCACGATTTATTTGTGCTCAAAAACAAAGCTGATGGAGTGGTAGTATCTCATGGAACTACCGCAAAAGCTTGATAGGAGGGATTATGAATGGCTATTTTACGAAAAGAAAATGTAATTTTGCGAGAAAATAATGAGGCTAAAATAAAAGAATTAAAGGCGGCTGGTTATGAAGAAGTAACGGAAGATGATTTAAAGCCGAAGAAAGCAACCAAAGCACCTTCTAAATAGGGGGTGCTTTTCTAATGTCTTATATTGATAAAGACTTTTATGACAATGTTTACAAAGGTGCGCCGATTGCCGATGATAATGAATTCAATAGACTTGCTGAACGTGCTAGCGACATGATCGATCAAATCACTCAATATGTTTTAAAAAATATTGAGTTTGATAGATTAGCACAAGTGCTGCAAG